ACTACACAAACAAATAATCTTATTAAGTTCTTTAATGGAGTCAATAGTGGAAACAATAGGTCTTTACCATCTTCATCTTATGCAGTATTTGATAGTGGTTACAAATACACTTATGACAGATTCAATAACAAATTTGTTTATATTCCTTGCAATGCCGATGTTGCTGGTCTAATGTGTCGCACCAACATTATTGCATACCCTTGGTTCTCTCCAGCAGGTCAGCAAAGAGGAATACTCAACAATGCAATCAAACTTGCATATAATCCAAATAAAGCTCAGAGAGACCAACTCTATCCCCAAAGAATAAATGCTATAGTAACTCAACCTGGAATCGGAACTCTTCTTTTTGGAGATAAAACAGCTTTAGGGTATGCTTCTGCATTTGACAGAATTAATGTTCGTCGCTTGTTCCTCACAATTGAACAAGCACTTCAAAGAGCTGCTCAAGCACAGTTATTTGAATTGAACGATGAGATTACAAGAGCGAACTTCAAGAATATTGTTGAACCATATCTCCGTGATGTTCAAGCTAAGAGAGGTCTTTATGGATTCCTAGTTGTTTGTGATACAACAAATAACACACCGGATGTAATTGATAATAATGAATTCAGAGCAGACATCTTCTTAAAACCAGCCAAGTCAATTAACTATGTAACTCTTACTTTTGTTGCTACCAGAACTGGGGTAAGTTTTGAAGAAGTCGCTGGAACTGTTTGATCGATATTCAATAAACAATCTAAGGAGGTAACTAATCATGGCAAGACTAAAAACAATCTCACAATTCAAAAGCGCACTAAAAGGTGGTGGAGCACGCCCCAACCTATTTGAGGTTGAGTTGACAACTCTTCCCACAGGAATAAGTTGGGACGCAGATATTTTCAAATATTTGTGTAAAGCAGCTGCTATTCCAGCATCAAATATTGCAGAAATTGGTGTTCCTTTTAGAGGAAGAACTTTTAAAGTTGCTGGAGACAGAACGATTGATAACTGGACAGTTACAATCATTAATGATGAAGACTTTAAGTTGAGAAGAGCATTTGAATCTTGGACAGAGTTGGTTGCTAGATTAGATAACAATCTTGGAGCAACAAATCCAGGAGCATATATGAGTAATGCTACTGTTTACCAACTTGGAAGAGGTTCTTCTGTTAACAGCACAACAAATGCTGGCGAAGATAGTTCTATTCTTGCTGCATATCAGTTTATTGATATCTTCCCAACTAATGTTTCAAATATAGATCTTTCTTATGATAGTGGCGATACTATTGAGGAATTCACTGTAGAGTTCCAAGTTCAATCTTATGAAATAATTAGTGGAACTACTGCAGCTAAGGCATAATAAATATATAAAAGGTTTAGTAAAATAAATTATGGCAAAATTGTTTGGATTTTCTATTGAAGATAGCGAACCACAATCTTCAGGAGTGGTCAGTCCTGTTCCTCCAAATAGCGAGGACTCTTCTGACCACTATCTAAGTAGTGGTTTTTTTGGTTCATATGTAGATATTGAAGGTGTATATAGAACAGAATTTGATTTAATCAAAAGATATCGGGAAATGGCACTTCATCCAGAATGTGATAGTGCAATAGAAGATATTGTAAATGAAGCAATAGTTTCAGACTCTAATGATACACCAATACAAATAGAGCTATCAAATCTTAATGCAAGTGATGGTATAAAGAAAAAAATAAGAAATGAATTTAAGTATATACTATCTCTATTAGATTTTGATAAAAAATCACATGAAATTTATAGAAATTGGTATGTTGACGGGAGATTATTTTATCATAAAATAATAGACTTAAAGAATCCACATGAAGGTATTAAAGAACTTCGTTATATTGATTCCCTAAAAATAAGATATATAAGGCAAGAAAAGAAAAAGGAAGGAGATAAAAACAGAATTCTTGGAACAAATTCAGACGATCCGATGGATTTTGCATTTCCGGAAATTGAAGAATATTTTTTATATAATCCAAAATCAAATTATCCAACAGGAAGTCCTTCTTCTCTTGGAGGATCTGCGGGCATTAAAATTTCTAAAGATTCTATTACTTATTGCACTTCTGGTCTTGTAGATAGGAATAAGGGTTCGACTCTTTCATATTTACATAAAGCAATCAAATCCCTCAATCAACTTCGCATGATTGAAGATTCTCTCGTAATTTATAGATTATCTCGTGCTCCAGAACGTAGAATTTTCTATATTGATGTTGGAAATCTTCCTAAGGTAAAAGCAGAGCAATATCTTAGAGATGTTATGATGCGTTATCGCAATAAACTTGTATATGATGCAAGCACTGGTGAAATTAGAGATGATAAAAAATTCATGTCTATGCTTGAAGATTTTTGGTTGCCAAGAAGAGAAGGTGGAAGAGGAACTGAAATTTCAACCCTTCCTGGCGGTCAAAATCTTGGAGAAATAACGGATATTGAATATTTTAAGAAAAAACTTTATCGTTCATTAAATGTTCCACCATCCAGAATGGACGGTGAAGGTGGATTTAATTTAGGAAGATCTTCAGAAATACTGCGAGATGAAGTTAAGTTCAGCAAATTCGTTTCTCGTCTGAGAAAAAGATTTTCATATATGTTCCACGATATGCTTAAAACGCAATTAATTCTTAAAAATATAATAACTCCAGAAGATTGGAGTGTCATGGAAGAACATATTCAATATGATTTCTTATATGATAATCACTTTGCAGAATTAAAGGAATCAGAATTATTGAACGAGAGATTGAGTATGGTTCAGACAGCAGAACCCTACATTGGAAAATATTTTTCCCAAGATTATGTAAGGAGAAAAATTCTTCGCCAAACGGATCAAGAAATATTAGAGCAAGATCAAATAATAGAGAAGGAAATTAGGGATGGGATAATTGCAGATCCAAATGCAATGGCAGAAATGGAAATGGGTGGAGGAGAAGTTGGGCAGACACCACCAATGGATCTTGGTCAACCAGTTATGGAACCTGAAATAAATGCTTCTTCAACAAATATTCAAACAAAATCAATAGAATTACCTAAAGGTGGAGAAATATAATAAATAAAAAAGATTATATATGAGGGTTAACAATGAATGATCTTATGGACATGATTCTCGACGATGAATCTCCTTCTCAAATTAGTGATAAAATTAAAGAATTATTATTTGCAAAGGCATCAGAAAAAGTTGATGAGTTTAGACCTACAGTATCTGCAAAAATGTTCTCCGATGGGAATAATGAGGAGTGATAAATAATAAATAGATTATTTGTCATAAAAAAATGCAAAGAACACGAGTTATTGAAACTGAAGTTTCAGTAGGAAATAGTGCAGGTGCAGCTACAAGTATTGGTAGTGCAACCTGCGTTCGAATTCATAATGATACTTCTGGAATTGTTACTGTTGGAATTTCTACTGTAGTCGGTGCCGCATCAACGATATATTTTTCTATGCCAGGATATTCTGTTGAGTTTTTGGAAAAATTTCCTTCAGATGTCATTTGGGCATCATCATCAATCAAAGCATCAAAAGTAGGATTTACCAACTAAAAAAATGAAACTAATCACAGAAGAAATCGAATCAGTACAAGTAATTACTGAAGAGGTAAAGGGTAAAAAAATTCTTTACATACAAGGACCGTTTTTGCAAGCCGAATGTGTAAATAGAAATAATAGAAGATATCCTCTTTCCATTATGGAGAAAGAAGTTAAAAGATATACTGAGAATTATGTGAATAAGGGAAGAGCTTTGGGTGAGTTAGGTCATCCAGATGGTCCTACAGTAAATTTAGATAGAGTTTCTCATAAAATTGTTTCTCTCACTCAAGAAGGAAATAATTTTGTTGGTAAAGCACAAATTCTATCTACTCCTATGGGTAAAATTGCAGAATCTTTGTTAAAAGAGGGTGTTACTTTGGGAGTTTCTTCTAGAGGTATTGGATCGTTAAGACAAACCAGAGAAGGTTTCAATGAGGTTGGTGAAGACTTTATGTTAGCAACTGCTGCAGATATTGTTGCAGATCCATCTGCACCAGATGCTTTTGTTCATGGAATTATGGAAGGTAAAGAATGGGTTTGGGATGGTGGCGTTCTTCGTGAGAAATTGGCTGAAAAAACAAAAAATGAAATAAATACGCTCGTCAATCAAGGTATTCTTGAAGAATATAAATTATCTCTTTTCAATAATTTTTTAAATTCATTGTAATTTAATAAATTATAAATAAATATAGTTTATAACTAAAGGTTAAACGGAGAGTTCAAATGTCTCGTGGAGATTTACAAGAAATGGAAGTAGGCACAAA